TGGAGCCATTTGGTTAGCAGCTACTCTTAGAGGTGTTAGCGGTGCTTGAGGACGGAAAGCAAGACTTCCTTCTGGTGTCCGATACTGTTCCATCGTTGGTTCGCCAACAACGTTTGAGCCATAAGACCCAACATATACCTGTCCTTCTGGGCCAGTAGTGATAGCTTCTCTGGGAATACCTCTGCTTACCATGTCGTCTATGGACGCTTGAGCAGTAGGTGAAAGTGCAGCGGCAGTAGGCGTAGGCGCAGCAGGAGCGCCGCCCATAGCGTTAGTCTGCGGAGCGCGACCCATAGCAATGTTAAAGGCTCTATCGCTGGCTTGCTGTTTACGTACCTCCTCCATACCCATAGCTTCGTCTTCTAGGTATTTTTGAAACGCACTTGTTTCTTCCGGAACTTCAGCTAACGCCTGTTCCAAAGTACCTAAACGACTCCTAATTGGGCCAATGTCTGGGTCTGCATATTGCATCTGCACAACTCTACGAGCAGCAGCGGGGTCTTTTGAACGCAGTAGCGCGTCTCTGAATATGGCTAATCCTTGCGTAACCCTAGCAGCCTTGGCAACCCGTTGCTTATCAGCCTGACCAGCGGCAAACTCCTGCTGTCGCATACCAAACTCCTGCTGGGCCTGCGCTGCTCTTTGCTGGGCCATTGCATTGGCCTGCATTTTTTCTTGGCCCTGTGAATACCCCTCAAAGAAATTTGAGGGGCCACCTTGGTCAAGAAGTCCAAAATTAAGTGCCATGATTTGTCCTTAACCGTAATTATTAGGGTCTGTAAAGTTAACGCCCATTCTTTGGTTGTATTGGCCGGGGCCATAGAAACCACTGACTAGACTGTTAAACCCACCAGACCCAAGTGCAGTACCTATATTTCCGTAGGAAGATTGTCTTGCGCGTTCTCCAGCCAGCATAGCGTTGGCAGTGTTATAGCCTTGGTTAGACATTAAATTTCCAGCATTGGTAGCGTAATTTTGACCTGCTGTGGTTGCTAGTGCATTGGAAGTTGGGCCATAGCCAGCTACACCAGCAGCGGCATTTCGTGCAACTTCTTGTCGCCCGTAAAAATCTTGGAGCGCCCGTCCATAATCTTGCGTACCCATATCCTGCCCATAGCGTTGAGCGGCTTTCAAAGCACTGCCAGAAATCAAACCGCCACGGGCAGCAGCTTGCCGGTCAAGTGCTTTTTGGCCCTCTGACAATCGAAACGCATAGCCTGGGTCTGCATTGAAGTCAGCCATCGTAAAAGGCCGAACATACTCACCGCCTGCGGCGATGCCTTTGAGGTAGCCTGGAAGTGCATTGACGCCTGCTTGATAGTACGGCTGCTGCCTAGCAATGCTTTCATCGTACATACGCTGTTGCAGAGCCAAAGCACGGTCGCTAGAAGCATTTGCAATCTGCGCTGCTTCACGCGCAGCACCTGTTTGCCCACCGCCTGTAGCCTCATCAAGACCGCCGCCAAGAGCAGCGCCAGCAAGCGCACCTGACGGGCCACCAAGAAAAAAGCCTGCTGCACCGCCTAATAGTTGACCCCAACCCATAATCGTTCTCCTTGTTACCCAACCTAAGTCGCAGGCGTCTGCGCTGTAAGCAGACCATTTGTAAAAGTCATGCTGCCATCTGCGCCGAGTGCGGTCAGTTTAGCAGTCACGATGGTGGCGCTAACCCCAGCGGTAGAAGTGCCCGTCCCGCCATTGGCTATCGGCAGGATACCAGACACGTTGGCTGTTAGGTCAACAAAAGTGGTAGAAGATGTGCCCGTACCGCCGTTTGCTATTGGTAGAGTTCCACTGACATCCGCAGTTAAAGACACCGCACCAAAGGTTGGCGCACCGGCAGCATTGCCATGCAAGACGGTGGTGGTAGTGCCCAAGCTGCCCAGCACCGTAGGCGCAGCCCCAGCGCCACCACCCAGCACTATCCTGCTTGCCGTCAACACGCCAGAAGAGGCCCAGGCTGTGCCGCTAGAAAAGTACGGTATGCCGCCACTGGTTCCTGCAATGGTAAACGCTGGTGTGGTGGTTGGCGTAGCCACCGACACAATACCGCCCGTCCAACTTACTGATGTCACCGTGCCCACAAACGCATCGTTGCTGGTGATTGTGAAACTTGGGTAAGTCCCTGTCACAACCGTGGTTCCTGCGCCCGTCAGCACCACTGTCAAGTCGGGTAGGTTGTTGGTCACTGTGATAGTGCCCAGCCCATTGGTCACGGTAATGGCTGTGCCAGCAGTCAGAGTGTTCAGCGTATAGCCCGTGCCATTGCCAATCAACAGTTGTCCGTTTGTTGGAATTGTGCCTAGGCCCGTGCCGCCATTGATAACTGGCGTGATGCCAAGGCCAGAACCGGTGATGGTGTAGACGTTGTTAAACCAGCGGAACCATTCCACTGACACGGCTCCAGTTACATCATTCAGCAATGGAACGCGAGGCGCAGGAATTTGGGTGATGTTTGCCATACTAGCTTGACGTTGGACTCAATACCAACTCAGCGCCCATGATGGCAATCTTTACCGGGTCAGTGCCACTGACCTCGTACACCCGATCCCTAGACGAACCAAGCCGCCGCCAGAAAGTACGGTAACCGAACTCACCAATCTTGCCCATGCTAGTCCAATGCTCACTTGACCAAGTGTGACCGCTATCGTCGCTCCAACGTAGCATGACTTGCGGGTCGTAGCCTGGTGTGGCTGGGAATGACTCAGTGACAATCTCAGCGCCGTCAATGTCTGGGCCAGAGTAAGTATTGGTTACAAAATACAAGCCTGATTCTGTGATGATCTCAAGGCCAGATTCAGTCAACAAGTATTCCCATTCAATCTCAGAAATTAACTGAAAACTTGGCCCTGCTGCGGGGACGTTTGCCAATTCGGTGATGATGCCATCAGCAGTTTGCGCTGGCGTGATGCCTAGCCCTACGCCTGTTTCAGCGTCAAGCTGCAAGGTGTGGTGGGCTGTGCGCTTGAGATTGTTCTGGCCTGACGGCAACGCCCTCCATGAGCGCAGCCACTTTTGGATGCTGCCGTTGTCAGCGTACACATCTAAGTCAAACTGGTACAGGTTGCCGTTTTGAAAGTCGCCCACCACAATTTCACTGTTAAATGCCATCTGGCAGTTTGACCTATGGCGCATAAACAAGCCGTTGTCAAAACCCGCCCGTTCGTGCCAGGCTTGAGTGGACACATCGTAGACCCAGGTGGCGTTGCCAGTGGGAAATGTCAGCACATAGAAAGCATGGCCTTCTTGCTGGTAGGTGTAGGCAATGGCGTCAGAAATATCGCCGTATTGGGCAATGGCGTACTCAATGGCGTGGGTGCTGACCCGAGTGCCGGTGTAACCGTTGGCCCGGTAAACGATGCCTTGGCCTCGCGCATCTGCGCCTAGCCAGAAAATGCCGTTATCCAGCTTGGCAACAGAAAAAGCCGCAGCGCAGCCAATCTCATTGAACGCGCCCTGGATGCGGGTCATGGGGAAGTCAACAGCGCCAGAGTCGTACCAGACCTCGACTGAGTTAGTGCCAAACAGCCAAATTTGTGCGTGGTCAACAATCATGCTGACCAAACCATCAGGCGAACCCTCAGCACTGGCAAAGTCAAGCGGGTCAACGGAGGAACCGTCCAGCAGTTGCGTTACCCAAAATATCTGGCTGTTTGGCTGAATAAAGACAAAGTAGCCATCCAAGTAGCCAACTACCAATGCGCCAGCAAAGTCAGGATCAGTGATCTGGGCAAAGACTGCCGTGCTGCTGTTGTAGATGTAACCCGGCCCGTTGGCTGCAATGAACAACTGAGTGCCGTTGTCGCTCATGCTGACCGGGCCAGTGCCTGCTACCGTGCCACGCAAGGTGGCTACATAGCCCGTGGTGAGGCTGTAGAGTTCATTACCACTAACCACATAGCCAACGCCATTAAACGTCCACAAGCCCCGTATTGGCCCTGTCCCAACAGTCACCAGCAAGTCAAGCCCGGGCGCCCGGTTCAGAAAGCCGCCTGTCTCCCCTCCGTCTGGGACAACTTCTGGAAAAAGGTTGACCATCCTGTTATCCGCAGCATTGACGCTACGGGCAACATAGGCGCTGCCAAGGATGGGCGATTTCATTACGCAGCTACACCTTTGATAACGGCAAAGTTGAAGACCGGCGTTTCAGTGGTAGTGCCGCCCGTAGTACGGAATGTCAAGTTAAAACTTCCTGCCGCCACTGCCGTAACCATCAGATCGTACAGATCAGTACCTGACTTTTGGTTCAGAATAATTACATCTGTTGCCGCCACGGTGCTGTTGGTCACAGTAAAAGTCGCCGCAGTGGTTGAACCCGCTGCGCTAAACATGGTGATTGCACCAGTTGTTTTGTTTAATGTCACGCTTGTGGTTCGGCTGGTTATTTGAGTTACAGCACCACCAGCGCCTGTTGCGTAGCCTACGCCTGCCGTGCCAGATGAAGTGACTGCACCAGTTACTGCCAGACTTGTGCCCGTGGCTGCGCCAAGCACAGGCGTCACCATTGTCGGGTTGGTAAACAGCAACGTCTTAGTAATGCTTTTGGTTGTGCCAGCAGTAGCAGGTTGGACAAACGGAATGATGTCCGTAGCGTTGATGACGGTGGCAACGGGTAAACCAGAGATGGCAACGGTAGTCATAATTAAAAATTCCCAGCGTAAATGTTGTAGCGTTGACGATTGGCGACTATGCCGTAGGGCATTGCCATCACATCGTCAGGGTTGTTGATGCGCTTGATGTTGCGCTTGGAGGTCATGGCAATGCGCGATACTTGGGGACTTGGCTCGACGCCAAACTCAGCGGCAAGTTCACAGGCTAGATTGAACCTAAAACATCGTAGGTAGCCTGGCGGGAAAGACAGCGTAGTTGCCAGCACCGCTGGTTGCGATAACTCCTCCACCGACACAATGTGCCACTCAAGTGGTGAAGTAGGCACAGGGTACACCGTCATCGTAATGTCGGGGTAGCCCATGTTGACGTACAGCACCTGCGGGTAGGTGCTAGTCGTGTTTTTGACAGCAATGCCGTTGTACTGCTGCTCGTTGATTATTTTGATGCCATACGAAGTACCGTTTGAGGCATCTTTGAAATAGGTGGCATCGTCAACCAAAACAGGTCGGTTGCCAACAAAATTACCTGTTGGCCCTAACGTGCGTGTAGCTTGATTTACAGGCCAAGTAAACACTTGGTCTTGTGTGGTGAACACTGACAACCGCTCAGTGTTCCATGAGTCAATCATCTGATTGAGCGCCGACAGTGCGTCAGCGGATGTTGCTGCTGAAGGTGTCTCAGCCTCTGCCAACATCCCAATTAGGCGTAACGCCCCGTTTATCTGGTCGCCAGCAGATGTGGTCATACCTATGCTCCTACGTCAACAACCTCAACTCGGGGTGGCCTGCCACGGGGACGTTTCATTTCGTTCACCGTGACAGGCTCGTCTACCGCATCTACATCAAACCTCACCCAGCCGTTCTTTTCGTCATAAACGGCCTCTGCTTCCATGCAAGCAACTTTCTTCCCATGCACGGGGTGACGTAGGTAGATGACTGCCATTTAGCTTACTTCAAAAAGGCCGAGTAAGCAGCATCGCCAGTTTTCACAAAACGGTAGGTGTGTGCGCCATGACGGGCAATAGTCACCGAACCGAAAACTGTAATGCCTGTGCCAGTTGTAACCGGAACAGTAGATGAAGCACCGCTGTTGTTGTCGTTGCAAATAGTGAGATCAAAAGACGAACCAACTTTTGCGCTTGAGATAGCTGCGTCAAGCAACGCTGCGGTAGGCAGCGTCACAGTCAACGTAGCGTCCGAGGCTTTCTTGCAAACAACCAAACCAACTGCCACTTGAGCCGCAGTCAAAGTTGTGTCGGCAGTCAAAGTAGTTGGGATGGTTTGAACACCCATCACCGCCTCAATTAAGTTGCCGTCACCAAGTTGTTGACCGCCTGCGCCATTAGGGAGAGCCATGATAATTTCCTTTCAAATGAGTTAAATCAACCCCACAGACGGCAAGCCATCTGAGGACGAATAGTGCTGAAACCGTACAGAACGTCAATACGGCAAGGCATACGGTCGTTGTTGATGTCGTACTGGCGAACTACACGCAAGCTGATGCCGTTGTGGTTTGCACGAGCAGCCATGTCAACGCCTTGGGGCATAACAAGGTCAGCAGTAGCAAACGTGATCGCGTCCTTGTGGTAGATCAAGTTTTGCGGATAGGCAGTAGATGCTGTACCAACAAAGGTCACGGCAGCGTTATCAGCGGGGAAACTGTCAACGGTAGCCAAGGCGTTTGTGCTGGTATAGATCGGTGGGCTGATTGCCATGTTTGCCAAAGCATTGCTAACACCAGTTTGTGCGGCGGTTACAACAAATTGCTGTAGCGAACCAGTTGACTCACGGGTCTGTGGGTTAACTGCAAACACGTTTGCAATCGTAAACACATCACCAACAGTCACTGTGTCAGTTGCGCCAGTAAGGCCGTCAATGCTGATAGTCGATTGGCCTTGGGTGCTAACAGCACCGTTAACCAAAATCGTACCGGCACGGGAGCCAGTGGTGTGAACCTTGATGGACTGGCTCATGTTGATTTCGTCAAAGCCCAACACGCCAGTGCCCATCATGCCATTTTTGAATTGTTGGCTAATGGTGGTGGTTGGGTTGAAAAAACCAGACAGGCCGTTGACCAAGCCAGCGTTTGCAGCAGGGTTGACGGTAGCGTAGCGAGGAGCCATACCAGCAGCCGATTCGTTGAGTTTCTGCTGCGCTTGCAACAGAACCAAAGCGGTAGCGGGAGAAACACCAGGCGTACCGACGGTGTTGAAAATCGCTTTGTAAGCGTTTGCAACGTCAGCGTCAATGCTGGAGGCCAACTGAGAGATACGGGGCTTGAGAACCCGCTCTGCAAAGTCGTCCAACTGCAAAGTCAACTCAGCGGTGGTGAAGTTTACACCGATGTGCTTCTGGCTTGCTACCGTCAGCGTGGTGCTTTGCTCGGCATCGTCCTGCACTTGCAGGGCTGCACCGTCAGTCACCAGTGCCCGGTCAGGCAGGCGAATACGCAGGGTGGAGCCGATTTTTGCACCACTAACAGCAAAGCTGTCGTCGTACTGTCGGTTTACGTTGCGGGTGATTACCAGGTTGTTCTCAAGAATCTCAAGAGCCTTCCGAGTAATCATGTCAATGGTAAGAATACTGTTAGCCACGATTTTTCCTTAGAAAATAAATTAAAACTTTTTCGCCTGCAACGCTTTCATCTGTCGCGCTCTGTCGGCCTCAATCCACTGGCTGGTACTCATGGTCTTGATAGACCGTGGATCAGTTGTGTCAAAAGACCCAGAACCCACCCCTCGGGCGGTGACTGGTGAAATCGGTTCGGGCGCACCAGAAGTACGCTTTTGGACGGGGTTTTCGGCTAACCTAGCCTCAAGTCGTCCAATCTCTTTAGCTTGCAAAATAGGCGCTAGTCGAGAAATACGATCTGCCTCTTTCGGATTTGAGCCAAGGTGATAAACCAAGTCAGGCCCAATGTCCGACGATTGAATCGTCTGTGCCATCACGGTCGTAATTTTGAGGCTGGGGTTGTAGGCAACTTGTTCAAAGTCGCTGTACTTAGACCTAGCCGTTTCTTCACGTTCGTGATACCCATCAAGAATTTCAGCTTGCTGTTTCTGGAGTTCCCGCTGCTCAATCAGTTTGTAAGCCTTGGCTTCTGCGTAAGCATCGACCGACTCAAACTGATCTTGCGGAGGTAAGTCCACTGCCACTGCTGGCGCAGGCTGTCGCTCTCGTTCCCACTTTCGCTGCTCTCTTGCGAGACGTTTACCAATAGCGGCGTCAAGTTCCTCTTGCGAGAATGTTTTAGCTGCTACTTCCGGCGTTTCAACTACTGGTTCTGGAGTAACCGCCGTGGTTTCCAGTTCCGGCGCGGGGGCTAATTCCGCTACTTGCTCTACTTCTGACATTTTGAATCCTAAGATTCCCTGGTCATTGGGCCAGTACAAACATTATAGTCCTTGTCCAGGAGTGATGTAAAGAGTCGTGGACGATGCCGCTGTTGCGGTAAAGAATGAGGTCGGCGGGAAGTTGAACACTTCCACAGCGCCAGCCACAATGGGGATGCCATTGCCGGTTGTGGTGACTGCTGCGGCGTTGGTAACTGCGATTGCAGCCGTTGCACCAACACCTAAAAAGGCTGTTAAAGACCCCACATTGACCACTCGATACTGGTTGGTAGGCGGTGTGACTGCCGTAAAAGTCGGCAGAATCTGCACGGCTGTTGGAGCGCTTGAGTTAGCGGTAACCACAACGGTCGGGCCGTTTGGAAAAAATGCGGATTGTTCGTTAGCCATGTCAAACTCCTTGTGCAGCTTGTGCCGCCTTGTATGCAGTCACCACAGCCGCCGTATGCGTTGCCTTGCAGATTGCTTTGACACGGGCATCTTCGGCGCTGTAGTCATCACCGGGGGCAACAACGTGACGGTGAAACGTGCCGCTGATCTGTTTGCCATCTTCCATAATTGCGGTTTTGGTGCGAACTTGCACTGCGCCATTTTCTACAACTTCAATGCGGTCTACGATTTCAACTTTTTCTAATGCCATTTTGATACTCCAATCAAAATCAATTTCTGGTCATCTGGGCCAGTACAGTTACACAGGGTCAAGGGCAATAAATGGTTGACCAGTTGATGTGCTTAACTCAAATGATCCCATAGCACTTACACCGCTGTAATTTGTAGCTGACACTGCAATGAAAGCCCCAGCAGATGTTCCGTTAACCAATGTAACCGTAAGCACAGCAGCAGTGTTCAGTGTTCTTTCAGCCACCATATTAGCGACTGCCGTTTGTAGCGTCCAATTACCACTTGAATCCAAAAACGCTGTAAACGATTTAATGCCGTATGTTTCATCTTTAAGAAGAGGATTAGTCTCGGCTTGATCTCCGGTCAAATAATACCTTAAAGTGAGCATAAAGCTGTTACCACTGACCGGATACAATTTAAAAAGGTTTTGTGATACAGTTAAGTTTCCGATTCTTGAATTGCTTTCCGTTTGTGTAGTGCGTCCTGTTACATACCCAGCGGAGTTAATTTGTGTTTCAACAAATCGTTTTGAAACATTGTATGCTTGCGGGCTTGTATTAGGATCAGATGCAATGTTGGAATAAAAATAAGCGTGTTGATCGGTAACGTTTGATGCCCCTGTATACGCATTAGCCTGACAATTGTTAAACATTACTCGGCCTTGCGAGCCATTGCTTGTATAAATGTTTTGCTGAGTGGTGACAGAATTAAATACAGCAGTCCCAAGTGCAAACATTGACCACGACATTGCATTGTTATTGCCCAGTGCAATAAATGGCCCAATTTCATATCCCGTCATCAAGTCTGCAGTTCCTGACGTATCAAACCCTCCAGCCTCCCAATTAACGTGACTAACCGCCGTTCCACTGTTGTCTGAAAAACCAGTTAGCTTAAAACCATACAAGCGATGTCCTCGGCCAGTAAAGTCAGGTGTTCCACCGCCATCTGAATATTTTGCAAATCCAAGGCTGTTACCCCAAGGAGATGCAGATGGGTTTTTCCAGTTTACGTTAATGCGGATGTCGCTGTGGATAGCGGCTGTGGAGTCACCCCACTCAATCGCCAGTCTAGGCGCAGCAGGTAAATTTGATGTGCTATTTATGTCTGTCCAATCAACATCAACATTCTGGCAACCATACCCGTTGTAAGCTTTAATAAGCGCTGTGCCTTGCATGTTTTTTGTGTACAGTCGAAGTTTATTGTGGCTTACGCCGTAAATAAAAAACGGTCTATTGCAATTTTCTGCTTCAAGAATTAAATCAACGTTGCAACCGGAGAACGCGCCAATAAACGGGTAGTAAATGCCATACGCTTTAATCGTGCCAGTAATGCCAGAAAATTGATACGATACTGGATCGTTAAAAGCTTTAATAGCATTAATTACTTCAAAACCACCGATCATATTCAAGTTGACATTTAGTTGGCTACCGCCCTGCGTTAATATTACAAATATCAGCCCCCGAGAATTTACTGATGTTGGCGATAAAGTAACAGACTGTTGAGACACCACGTTTGCAGACAAATCAATTTTGTTGCATGTTACAAAACTAAAAAAAGTAGATGTTTGCGAACCTGTATATGTGGTTGTGTCAGTAATTTTGCACATTGAAAAATCAATGTTAATGTTGCTGCAAGACGTAAGGGTTATCAGTGTGCCGCCAATTGGCGCAGCAATTGCGTAATTTTTACCTTGTCCGCCAGTTATTTGACCACCGCCTAAAGCTTGCAACGCAGCAAAAGCAGCCACAAATGCCGCGGTATCGTTTGTTGTGCCATCGCCAATAGCGCCGTAATCAGCGACATTAATTGGAGCCGCTTGGATCATTGAATAGGAAACTTTGGTCAAAGACATTTGTCACTCCAAACTAAACTTGATATGTTATTGTGACAAGTATTCTTGCACTAGCGGTTATATTTTCTGCTGGGATTACGCTTACAACACTAACAAGAACAATAGCTGATGAATTTGGATTTTCATTTGCGGCTGTGCCTGTTGGTAGTATTCCACCAGCATTTGTAAAAGGCAAATTACTTGTAAGTACCGCACCAGCAACAGCAGCAATGCTAGTTGCACCAGATACAGAAAAAATCACAGTAACCAAACGGCCAATTCTGGTGTAATTTCCCAAAGAACTAAAAGCACCAACGACTGTCAATCCAGCGCCTTGATTTGGTGTCCAAGTCCCTTCTTCGTAATCCGTCAGCAACTCGCTGGTCATGCCTGCAAGATGTGATGTGGCAGAAAAGTCAATGCCTTTGCCTGCTGTGCCGATGACTAAGTTGCCTGTGGACAGGGTAACGTCACCAGGAAACGTAATTGGCGTTGCAATCTGGCTGGCGTTGATAACTGAATTTGCTACTTTTAACATGGCGATTCCTAGTTGTAAACAACTTCGATAATAGATGTGTCTGGTGGCGCTTCGCTAAATGCCACCGTGCCGCTGGTAACCGTGTAGGTATTGCGGTTCTGGTACACGCCGTTGATGTAGATGGCGGTAAAACCGTCTGTGACTGCAAAAACAGTTGTTGTCCCGTCACCAGTAAAATTAGTAACTGGCAGATTGTTGCCGTTAATTGAAATATTGTCTACCGTCCAGATCAACACACCCACGCTGGTATAGAGAGCCAGTTTGTAACTAGCTGTTCCAAGCCACACATTGGCTTCGCCACGGCTGTCCAAGACAATGGGGTTGGTGTTGGCACTTACGCCAGTGCTGTCGGTGTAGGACGCTAGTGGAGTTGTCGTACCAGCAGCATAGGTGTACAACAGCCCACCGACCAATGGGTCGCCGTTGGCGTCAAAGAATTGCAGCTTGGGTGGGGGGGATAGTGATGTGGTAGCCATGTTACATACCTTGGTTTGGTGGCGGCATCATTTGGCCCATTTGGTCAGGCGGCATCATCATTTCCTGCGGCTCCATCGGCATTGAACTCATCAGGTCACCGCTAGTTATCATGCCTTGCACAGTACCCAGCACAATTTCTTGTATCTGGTCAGGCGTCATGGCAGCAGCCACTGCCGTCATGCGTTTGGTTTCTACATCGTAGGCTTTTACCTCCGAGTCAAACCGCTTGATCTCCAACTCTTGCGCTTCCATTGACTGCTGGACGTTTTGCAGCATTTCTTGCATCTGCTGCATCTCCTGCCCCATTGCCTGCATCTGCATATTGGCAGCTTGCAGGGCTGGGTCTTCATCGTCGCTCAAGAGTTTAGGGTCAATGGTCTTAGCCAGGCGTTTAGCCAACTCATCTGCCCCAGGCCAGTCCATTGCCTTGACAAACAAGTCGCCTGCAATCTGCATGAGTGCAGGGTTGCCTTGTAGCAGGTTTGCCATTTCTTCCCGTGTCTCTTGCCGTCTGGTGCTGTAGCTGGGGCCGGTGGTCACCACCACATCGTACTTGCCGACATTGGGGTTGTAGATTTTGTCAATCTCAATGCCTTCTTGGTTGACAATCTTCTTGACCGGCATCTCTTGGGACGGGTCAATCTTTGCCATGTCTGTGTCGCCGTCCTCACCAATGATTCGGGCAATCCGCTGGGTGTCGTAGATTTTTGGGATCATGTCCAGCAGTTGCCTGGTGACGTAGCGAATGGCACGGGCTAGGTTGTCAACATAGTGATAGGTTCCAACGTCACCCTCACGTTGACGCGCCAGAATAGCCTTGCCGCTGCGCTCGTTACCGCCCATGCCCAGACTAGCGTTGTACTGTCCGGTTGCGGCCTTGATGTCCTCAGATGCCCCCGATTTGGCTTGCAAAAGGCCACTAGAGGCCATCGGGGGCTGTGCGCGTTGTGGTAGTGGCAAAGCGCCGCCAGCACCATCAGTCACATCTGGGTTAACCTCAAGGTAGGGCCAGTTGGTGGTGTTGGCAGTCTTCCATTGAGTCTCGTACCCTTCAAACTGCCCACCGTAGCCAATGAACGGGGCTTTGGGCGCCAGGGCCAGCATCTCTGCTTCCTGGCTTACCCAGTAGTTGTACATCCGCTGGGCGTCCTTGGCGTTTCGCACCAGGCCAGAGACATAAATCTGCCCGTTGACCTCAAACTCATTGCCAACCACCCGCACGATGGGAATGTATTTACCCGCCCAGTCGCGCTTCTCCAGCACCTCGTAGCCGTTGCTCTTAACCCAGCAAACTTTCTCACGCTGGACAATCCGAGTCTTCAACGGCTTGCCGTAGAGCATCTTGAGTTGCTTGTCATCTGGCGTGTTGTTGAACGCCGTGATGTTGTTAGGGTACAGGTTCAGTGTCTCGGCTTTGTACTCCACATAGAAGTACTCCGCAATCCGAACTGTCTCATCTCGCAGCCATTGCTGTAGGTCTTGGTCGCCCAGGCCCAAAGACAGCAAACTACTGATAGGCGCAGCGTTTGGATACAGGCGCTCGTACTCGTCCTTGGGCACATCGTCAGTGACAAAACACCACCGGGCATCCGCACCGCATGGGTCTTGGATTGCAGGGTCCATGTAGACCGAGAATGAGTTGCGAATACGGCCTATTTTCAATTCTTGGTCAAAGCTGTTTTCGTCGCAGTATTCAGTTAGTACGCGAATGTAGCCTTCACCATAGGTGACTTGGTTTTCGCAGGCAGTTGCGTAGGCAATGTCAGCGTCACTTATATACTCAATGTGCCGCACTATGCCGTTGAATATCTCTGCCATCTCAGGGTCAGCAACGTCATCCGCAGGTATAACTTTGCCGCTAGGCTTGTTGTACCGTTGGTCGTTGGTGACTTGCCGCACGTGCTGCGGCAACTTGTTAATAGTCAGGCAGGGACGGGCGTTGATTGTCTGTCCCTGGACGGCCCCGCGAGTCGCCAGTACATCAGCAGGCCATTGCCACTGGTTGTCTGGACTACCCGCCATGAACCGTAGGTCATCAAGTTCATTGCCCCGGCTCTCACTGTAGGCATCCACCGCCATTGTCATGCGAGAACGCATGGTGGAGAGCATATCGCCGTACTCTACATCGTCGCCCCCACCAACATCGGCAACCTTGCCAACCTTGTTAATGCCGGTGTAGTCAACCATTATTTTTTCTTCTCCGCTTGTCGTTTGACAGAGTAAGCTATCGCCACAGCCTGCTTCACCGGCTTGCCAGCCTTGACCTCGGCCCTGATGTTGGCCTTGAACGCCGCAGGCGTTGGTGACTTTTTGAGTGGCATTACTTCTTCTTCGCCGTCTTAGCCGAATTTATAAAGTCCTGCTTGCTGGGCGCTGCCTTGCTGCCGACCTTGTTCATTTTCTCGTCAGAACCAGCCTTGATGCGGTCTTGCTTTGCGTTGATGTTGGCATAGAGGCCAGGTTTGGTAGATTTCATGATTTCTTCCTCGCCATAGGTTTGTGGACGCCAGATTCCATCTTCTTTTCCATGGCGGCATAGGCTTGTTTGCTAGGAGCCATTTTCTTTTCAGCAGCCTCCATCTTTTTGGATTCGCCTTTGCCAAACGGATTCATTTTCTTTGTAGCCATGATTAGCACTTCCATCGTTTAAGGGCTGCCTTGGCACGTTCGCCATCTTTGGCGTT